CGGTCAATGACCAAGTAATCGGCGTCACTTTTGACCGTTTGCGACTTTTCTTGCGAGTGCAAACCGCCCATGCCGATTGCATAGGGACGACCGCCGATGACGACGATTCGGCCTTCAATTTCAGGCGGGCATTCGACGTGTCCAGACTCGCCGACAACGATATCCGCATTGCAGATATCGCCTAGAAGCTTTTGCAGTTCAGGCGAGCGAAAACGAATGTACGACGGCGCTTGATAGCGGAACGTCGTCCCCGGTTCGAAGCCGGGGCGCTTCGGCCAGTTGCCGGTAACACGATGGTATTCGCGGCAAATGATTTGTTCGGCTAGCTGTGCATCCGACAGCGAACGCAAGTCTAGTTCGAATTCCCTACCGAGCTTTTCACGCAGTTCGATATGCGGCGTCAGTTCATCGCGCAACAACTCGGTATTATCCAAGTCGTTTACGCAATAGTGACGAATCACCATTGCCTTTTCTGCGCTCAAAAGTTCGTGCGGATCGAACGGCAAATCTTGCATGCGCTCGCAGTGGCAACGACCGGCGTAGGTCTTCAGCGATGCGGTTAGCGGCGCGACTTCGATAAGGTCAATGTGATTGACATGGCGCGGCATACGCACGCCATAGCGCTTAGTGAATTCGTATTCGCTGATTCCTTCGACAATTAGCGCTTTGCTCGCTTCGTACAACGTTTCGTTGTTGGCGCCGCTCATTGCAAGCGCCATCATTGGCATGTCGTATTTCTTGCCGTTGAACGTGATTAGCTGCGATCCGTGCAACAGCCATGACAACGTATCCTTGTCTAGATACTGTTGATCCGGCGACAGTTCAACCGAAATGATTTTGCCGCTTTTCTTGTGCTTGAATGCGGCAAACCAAAAGTTCGGATAGCACTCGGTATCGCAAGTGTATTCGTCGCCCACAAACCGGCGAAGTTCGTCCAGCGTCAGGAACTCAATCGGCTTCGTCGGCCGTTCCGGAATGCGAAGCTTGCGGCGTTCGTACGATCCGCCGCGCTTCTTTTTGAACTTCGTTGATTCGTTGAAAAACATATCAGAACGGGATATCGTCTTCCATATCGTCAAAGCCGCGTTTCGATTCTTGCTGCGGTTCCTTTGACTGTTCTTCGCGCTTTTGATACGCCGCCGAAGTCTTGCGGTTCATCATCATCATAAGCACGCCGCGCGCGTTGCCGCTGCAAAAGCTCATGCGGTCTTCCCATTGGAAGCAAACGCGCTCGCAAAGCGATTCGATAAGACCTAGCTTTTCGGCATCGAAGCAAGGCCCGGCCATGATGCCCGGAACCTCGAAAACAGCGCCTTCGCTCAGTGCATCATGGCTTGAAATCGCTTCGTCTTGAAAGTAGACAGGAACCGAGGTTCCAAGCGCTTCGCCAAACGGCTTGACGGCGCGCACGGCAGCGAAAAACGACGGCGGAACCGGTATCGCGTTGTCCATGCCGACGAAGTGATTTTCGATGTTCGGCCACTTGTCGGCGAACAAGTGAGTTCGAATCCAAGATTGGTCTTCAAACCAGAACGTCGCAGAATGACCGCTGTATCCGAACTTCACCAACTTTTTGTCGGTCTTCAAGATGGCGTTTGCGGCGGCTTTTGGGATGACCATATACGGCAAGTCAATTCCGTGCCAGAACTGCAAGCCAATCGCGCGGTCTGTTGTGTACATCGAATTTGCCATGACAAGCACGGACGCAAGAATCACTTGGTCTGCCGTGTCTTTTACGATATGCGAAATCGCCTTGAAGCCTTCGCGCAACCGGTCGTCAATCGCGGCGATTGGGGCGTCTTGCTGTGGGCAATAAAACTGGCCGATATCGAGACACGGAATCACGGCGCGGAACTTGCCAGCTTTGACACTTAGCCGCTTCGTATCGTTTAGCGTAACGCTAACCGTTTCGTCGGCGCGTTCCAGCGCTTTAAGAAGCTTGCCGGCATGCGGCATTGCCTCAATGTCTTCCGTGATTGGATGCCCGGCCGCTAGCGTGCCGTCGTATGCGACAAGCATGCCGCGTCCGATGTAGCAATGCTGTTCTTTGAAACTGCGATCCGACTTCAAGATTCCTTCTGCGAAAGCGAGTGCCTTCACAAGCGAAAGTTTCGATGAACTGTCGGCCTTGCGGCGCCCGCGTGACGTTGCCATGTTCTGACCTTAAAACGGAATGTCTTCGAAATCGGTATGCGCCGGGCAACCGTAAGCGATGATTCTAGCCGGGGGCGTCTGAGGCGGCGTAGCTTTCGCACATGCATCGCGCCGGCCTGTGATGATGCCCGATTCGTCAAAGTGTTGACAGTTCAAACAAGTTCGTGTTATGCCATCGGGCGAAGCGGCAACGAACCGTTGGACTGTTTCGGTAAGGCGAAGAACCATCGTTTGCAATTCGCCATTACGCAAGCCGGGTTTAGTATTCATCGTTTAGCACTTCCGGAAACTTCGACTTTTGCGGATTCATCCAAACGCGAATTCGCCTTGCCGGCTTCAATTCGACTTGTCGCGCAAGGAATTCTTCCACCGACTGCGGCGGTTCATGCGTTGCGGCAGTGTATGCCGCTTTGCGCCACCAATCGAAGAATTGCTTTTTCTGAAAGCCGCCAGTACCGGGAAACAACCAGCGGCGGAAAGGCTTGCGCAAACCGGAATGATAGCTTACGCAAACCGAGTCAGGACGACCCGCCTTTTCGTGCTTGCGATATACGATGAAGTCGCAAGTAAACCATTCCGTAATCGGGATTTCGCTTTCGATTAGTGGCGCATCGCCTGACGATTCAAATAGCTTTGTACTGTGGGGGAATTCATGTCCACAAGCGATGCAAACCCGGGCGCTAGCTGCGTTGTAAATGCCGCATTCGGGGCAGATTTTAACCGGAGCTTCGCCCGGACTGTCTCCCGGCTTTCGGGGTCGATTAGGGTTGTTAATTGGCCCCAATCGCTCAGTGTTTCGGGCGAAATCTGCGACAAGGCAGTCGGTTTTTCGATAATACTCGCCATTAAATACCCCTTCAAACGGACGCGTGCCACGTCCAAGCATTTGCACCCACAGGCCCGGCGACGTTGACGCCCGGAACATTCCGATTAGATCGATGGGCGGATGATCGAAACCCGTCGTCAGCTTGTTTGCGTTGACGATAGCGCGAAACTCGCCGCGCTTGAATGCTTCCAATCGTGCGTTGCATTCTTTCGTCGTCAGCTTAAATTCTTTGTTGCCGCCGTGAACGCAAGTTGCCTTGACGCCCAATGCGTTAAGCATCTTGGCGCCTTCCTCGGCGCTTTTGACGTTCGGCGCGAAGATCATCCAACTACGGCGCGACCAACCGAGGTTAACTAGTTCCTGCATACCCTCCCACATCATTTGGAGAGTTGCGTTTTCTAGCGCTTCCTTTTCGTAATCGCCATCGTATCCGCGCTTTAGGTCTTTAGTTTCAATGTGCGCATTCGTGCGAAGCGGATACAGCGGACAAAGCCAACCCTCGGCAATCAGGCGATTAAACGATTCAACGCCGGTAATATCGAAGGCGTAATCAGTGAACAAGCCTTCGTCCGTCAAATCGCCCTGTCCCATGCGGAACGGCGTTGCGGTGTAGCCAATGACTTTCAGCGCAGGATTAACGGTTTTCAGGCGTCGAATAACGTCCTGATACATCGTTCCATCTTTGGGCGAAATCAGGTGGCATTCATCGATAAAGCAAAGATCGCGGTATCCGAACGCTTCTTCGTTATCGTGGACAGTTCCGACGCCGCCGAAGATGACTGGCGCGGCCGATTCACGCTTGTTCAAGCCGGCCGAATAGATACCGAGCGGCGCACCGGGCCAAATCATTTCCAGCTTTTCGGCGTTCTGGCGAATCAGTTCCTTAACGTGCGTCAGCGCGATAACACGCGTTCCGGGATAGCGGTACAACGCGCGTTGAATCGTGCCGCCAATGACAACGGATTTGCCCGTTCCTGTGGGCATCGCCACAATCGGGTTTCCCTTTTTGCCGGCGATAAAGTAATCGAAGACGCTTTCAATTGCAGCGTCTTGATATTCCCTAAATTCCATTATGCAATCGCGTCGTAACGGTCACATGCCTTCGGCACGAATTCGCGCGGTATCACGTCGCGATGAATCATGCAATGCCATTCGCCATTTTCGACCGGCTTTGCGTTCTTGCACGAACGGCAATTGCGTTCGACTTGGTCGTTACCGTGGCAAATGCCTTTCATGCCGCAGTATGAACAGTCTTTGTAGGCGGGCGATTCGGAAAGCTTTTTCGGCGCTTCTTGCGAAAGAATGATGAATTCCGCCTTGCGTTCCATTTCTTCGCCAATGCTCCAATCGAGCTTTACAATCTCGACGTGCAAATCATCGTCGTTCTTGTTGATGGACATATACACAGCATATTCAAAGCCGTATTTGCGTCCATACTGGCACATTTGCGCATAGTGTTCATATTTGGCTATTTTTACGCCTTTCGAACAAAGCTCATTGAATTTAGCGCCCGTGCCACTGGTCTTAAATTCATTGAGGAAAGCGGCAACGTTGACGCCATATCGTGCCGGCAATTCCAAAATGCCGTCAAGGGAACCCCCATAGTGCCCCATAACGCCGGAGATACGATACTGTTTTCCGTCAGGCGTTTCATTCCAAGTCGTGCAACCGATGCCTTTAAGCCATTCGATGAAACGGGCTTCTTCGCGGTGTCCGCGATTGAACAATCGTTGTTGTCGGCCATCGGTCTTTTCATGGTGGCACCAGCGGAAAACATACCACAGATAACGGGCGCAATCGCGACCGAGCAATGACGAACCCAAGTGCCAACGGTGTCCGTCGTCGTACGTTTCGACGCAGTAGCGGTCTATATCCGCTTTTATCCTAGCGGCGAGCGCCTTTTGTGCGCCGGGCGCGGAAAGATTGATTCCCGTTGCGACGGCGTTCGATTGCGTCGCGTTCACGTTGGATTGTTCGTTGCTTTTGGTCACGGCGCTTTTCGATCCTTCGTTGTGCTTTGTGCAAATTCTCAAGCACGTAAGTTGTTGAATGCAAAACTGCCGCTTTCAGTTGCTCATTCGTTAGCCAACTGAAATGACATTCGTTGCGGTCGATATGAAGCTGACGCGCAAGCCAATCGTAAGCCTGTTCGCGAGTCAAAAGAAAATGCACTTTCCAAATGGGGTCGAACGCGTCATGCGCTTTCGCGCGAAGTTTTCGCGTTTCCGGCCGCGCCATGCGACCGAGCGGGATTCGCGAATGGTCGTGACATACGACGAACGCGCGGCAATCCTCGCATTTCCAAATGCACTTTCCTTCAGCCCCCGGGGGAGGATTTGCAAACGGTTCGAACACGATATTTAGCGATGCGCAATTGTCGCAATGGATCGGTTCTTGTTGCGTAATCACTTTTCGTTATCCCAACGTGTCGAAAAACGGGGCCGAAGCCCCGTCCCATTTGCTGCCGAGGTTTAGCCCCACGGACGGCCGGAACCGCCTGCGGAACCGCCTGCGTTGCCGCCCTGCGACCATCCGCCGCCCTGGTTGGCGTTGCCCTGGTTGGCGTTGCCGCCGCCCTGACCGCCCCATTGCGTGCCGCCTTGCTGGCCCCCGGATTGGCCCTGCGGCGCGCCGCCGCCCTGGTTCTGCCCCCATCCGCCGCCTTGCCCGCCCTGCGGCCCGTTCTGACCCTGCGGCGCGCCTTGGTTGCCCTGCTGACCGCCGCCCCATTGCCCGCCCTGGTTGCCCTGGTTCTGCGGTTGGTTGTTGCCGCCACTGAAGCCGGCGCCCGGTTGGTTGCCTTGCGGTTGGTTCGTGCCGCCCGCAACGGGTTGGAATTCGCCGCGCTTCGGCGCCGTGCCGTCCATCTTCTTGACGGCGCGAACTTCGGTGTAGCCCTTTTCGGTTCCGTTTTCGCCGGATTGCAACGCCACTTCCACGAGGAACGGCTTTCCGTGAACCGGCGAAACGTCGTTCGTCAGTTCCGGAACGCCGATGACGTGACAGAGCGCGGACAGTTGCCGGGCGGCAATGTCGGCCGCTTGCTGCGACTTGTTCCACAGATTCAGGCGCCACACGCCGCGCGCGTTCTTGTGCTCGCCATCGATGATTTGCAGCGTCAGCGCCAGCATTCCACCATCCTTGTCGCGGGTCGGAATCACTTCCGATTCAGCGACGATTGCGGGATGCAGACCGACCGGCAATTGCGACGATCCGGTCGCCGGATCGAAGTCCGCCGCACGGAACGTCATCCCCATCAAATTTGCTGCCATTTTCAAACTTCCTTCAGGTTGTGGGCATCGCCCGGTTGTCGTGCCGGGGGAACCGGAACGGGATTGATTGCGTCGGACAATTCGAACAGCCATCGCGGGGCTTCCGGACGGCAGTTCAAATAAGCGTCTAACGCTTCGTGGAATTCGGCGATTTGCTTTTCGCCGAGCATTGCGAGATTCATGTAAGCGCCATTGACAACGACGTTAACATGATCCCCGCAGCGTTTGT